AGAAGTCGGTCGCCGCATGGGCGGCGGCGGAGCCGAGGACCGGCTTGTTGCTGAGGTCGGTGTAGGAACCCGACGCCGCCACCGAGGCCAGCCCAAGATTGGCCCGCCCGGCGGCGGCATTGGGCAGGTCGGCTAGGTTCTGGCTCTTGCTCAGGAAGGCCGAGGTGTCGATGTTGGCGGCGATGACCAGATGCTGGCCGCTGGCATCCGACGACGGGGTGATGGTCACGTTGGTGCCCGCCGCCAGCTTGGCCTGAAGGAAGCCGGGCGCGTCGGTGGGCGAGACCTGAACCTTGCCGGTGCGCCGCAGGATGATGGCGCTGCCGGTGCTGGGAGCGGCGTCAAAGCGGACGGCACCGCCCAGATTGGCGCCCTCGCCGCCCAGGATGGTGTAGCCCGAAGTCTGGGTGACGTCGTTGATCAGGACTTCCAGGTCCAGGGATTCCTCGATCAGGAAGGGAAACAGATAGACGGTGGTATTGCCGTCGGCGGTGTAGCTCACACTTTGTGCGTTCATGGTGAAACTCCAATGCACATGAAAAAACCCGCCGATCGGGATGATCGGCGGGTGGGATTCCCCGCGAGGGGGGAATGGGGGGATCAGGCGGTCAGGCGGGCCCGTAAGGCGGATGCCTTGGCTTCCAATGACGCCAGGGCTTGGAGGTCTGCTTCGGAGGCGGGCTGTCCGGTGGCCTGGGCGATCAGCACCGCCCGTAAGGGCCGGGCGGAGCGGATGTCGATGATCGCCAGTTCCGCCAGGACCACGCCCTTGGGGCCAAGCTGGTTGGCCAGATGGTTGTCCATGATTTGTTCTCCTACTTTGTCATCAGGGCGGTGCCCTTGACCTGCTGCGATTTGGCGTTCAGCGTTTTCAGACGGTATTTGACCGTGGTGCCGCCGGGTTGCCCCGAGACGTCAACCACCGCCCACAGCACCTTGAAACCGGAAACGGTCAGGCCGGTATCGCTTAGGGTTCCGGCGCTCCAGGTGGCGCCGTCGCGCGTCGCCTCGGCGGTAACGTCGGTGTTGAGAACCGCCGAGCCGGACATGTCCTTCCACAGTACCATCAGCTTGATCTGATCCGGCGCCGAGACCGGGGTGGGGGACAATGCCGAGGACACCAGGGTCATATTCAGCGGAGACGCGAGCTCGATAATTTCCGCTTCGGCTAGGCCGGGATATTGACCGGATTGGGTGTTGGTGCTCCAGATGCGATACCAGCGATAGCCGACAGCATTGGCGAACGTGAACTCCTGCCATGTGTCATTGTCAGCGGCGGTGCCACAATAAACGTCAGTCCAGGTTCCGTCCGAACCGTTGGTACTGTTGTTAGAGCCCTGAAGCTTGAAATCCTTGGGGATATAGCGCGAGCCCGTGTACTGGGAGTGCAATCTGACTTTGGCCGCGATTTTGGTCACACCGGCGCCAAGATCGACAGCAACCCAATACGGTGAAGCGTAATTGGCGGAATTAACCGGCGTCCAGCCGTTGGCGGGGGCCGCATAGTCTGTGCTGTCGTTGAACACGCCAGCGGCACTTCCTGCCGCTACGGCACTGGCGTAGTAGGTTTTCCCACCGGTAACGTCAGCGCCATAGCCGCCAGGATTGCCGTACAGTTTGCTGGAGCCGTCATAGGTGTGGCCGGTGGAGGTGCCGCCAATCGTGTCGCTGTTGAAGGCGTCATAGCCGCCATTGCCGTACGACCCCGCCGCCCAGGCTCCGGTGATGGCATCCAGCAGGTAATTCTGAACGATATCCTGCTGCAGGGCGGTGATTTCGGCGGCGGAGGCCCCCGCATTGGCCGCCACATAGGCCCTGACCGCCCTCTGGGTGGGAAGGCGGTTATCGGAATTAGCGGCCAGGGCGGTGTCGGCATCCGAGGCCAGGGCAGCGGCGCTGCCAAGACCGGTGACGGCTAGGTTGAGGGTCTCATTGCCCCCGGCATTGCTGGGCGTCAGGGCCAGATTGGCTCCGGCGACGAGTTTGCTGTTCAGATAGTCCGCGGTGGTATCGGTGGGGGAGATCTTGACTCCTCCTGATGCCGCCGCGCCGGCCGCCATCGCGCTCGCGGCGGCACTGGCGGCCTGAGTGGCGGCGGAGATGGCTGCGGCGGACGCTCCGCTGGCGCTGGCTGAAGCGGCGGTTGCGGCGGCGCTGGCCGATGACTGGCTGGCCGCCGCCGCCGCCGCCGCCGCTTCGGCGGCGCTGAGAACCGTATCGGCGTCGGCGGCAGAGTTCTCCAGCCCGGTCGCGTCGGCGTTCCACTTGATTGCCTTGCCCGCCGAGGGTTCCGGCAAGGTAAGGTCGGCGGTATTGGAGCTGAGAAAGGATCGCTTGACCGCCCGATTGGTATCTTCGGCCACCTGTTGCAGGGCAGCGGTCTGATAGTCCAACTCGTCGTTCAGAACCTTGGCCCGGATGATGCCGTCTTCCTGGTAATCACCAGTCCGGGTGATGGCGAGTTTGCGGCGCAGGGTGACCACCGCGCCATTGGCGGGCGGAATCGTGAAAAGAACGGTGCCGCCGCCAGAGATGCCGATGCCCGAAATGGAATAGGCCGAGGCAGCCTGCTTGATGCCGTCGAGCCAGACCTCCAGGTCGGCGGCGGTGAAGATAGGGAAGGTAAAGGTGAAAGCGGTCTGGCTGCCATTGGCCGCGTATTGCACGCGCGGAACGGCATCACCGACCTGGATATGGTCAGCCATGGTGGGGATTCCTTGATGGTGAGGGTGCGCCGCCCGGCGCTTGAGGGACAAAAACATGGAGCGCAGCGACTAGGCCCAAGGGGCCGCGCCGCTCGTGCGGCGAAAGCCAAGCGGGCGGATGCCCGCGCCCGGCGCTTGAGGGACAAAAACAAATACCTCTCATCCTAATCCGCCAGCTTCATCTGGGTGGAAACGGACAGAATGGTGCAGGGCATGGGAACGTCCTGGGAAATGCGCCAGAGCGGCTGCATGATGTTGCGGCTCCACCCGATGGCCCGCACCCGCACATCGCCGGAAAAGCTGGGCGGTTCGGCGTCGAAGCGGTCGGTGCCAAAGCGGCGGAACGGGATGGAGGTCGGTCCTCGCCCGGTGTCGATATGAAGCGCCTTGGTATCCAGAACCCGGAAATGAGCCTGGACCATGCGCACCGTCTGGCCGGGTGCCAAAGGCTGCCCGGCGCTCATAACCGGGGGCAGGGGCTCGATCTCGTGGGTATAGGCCAGCCCGGCCTGGATGGAGGATGCTGGCTGAGCCAGGGTGATATGGCCCCCGGCCACGGTCAGATCGGCGATGGCGCCGCCATCGGCCAGAACCCGTACCTGTCGGCCCTCCAGATGGTCCAATCCGCCCCAGCGGGTGGTGGGAACGGCCTGACTGCCGGTCAGGGCGGCATCCAGGTTCAGGCTGTCGTCGAAGCGTTCAAGAAGGACGCTGTCCTTGCGCTCCACCAGGACGAAGACCTCGCCCTCCACCACCGCCACCGCCAGAAATTTGCCATCCGTGTTGAATACCGTCCAAGCGGTGACCTTCTCGGCCCGGTAGATGGTCAGGGTGGCGAGGCTTCCGTCGCCCATCACCACATGGAACAGGCGGTGATGGGGGTCGTAATCCTGGTCCAGCGGCCCGACCATCACATGTTTGGCGATCATGGCGAGGTCATGGGCTTGGTAGGCTTGCTCCACGTCGGTATAGAGGAACTCGCGCAAATCCAGGCCATTGCGTGAGATGAAATGCGTGGCTCCATCCACGTCGCGCGGCGGCACCATGCGATCCACCGGCGAGCCGATGCGGGTCTGGCGGGTGACCTGGACCTTGGTGGGGGTCAGCGGCGAGCCGGTGACCATATATTCGGCGCCCGAGGTGAAGACCTGGAGATGCCTGCCGGAAAACACCGCGCGGATGGCGTTGACCTGATCGGACAGCATGGAGAACTCGATGCTCTCGTCATCCAGGCCGGTGCCTAAATCAAAGTTGTAGAGGTCCATGCTCTTGGACAGCCACAGCCGGTTGGGCAGGTCGCGGCTGCCTCCAATGACCAGACGGCCCTGGTGAAAGCAGACCGCGACCGGCCAGCCGCGCAGGGTGGAGAAGCTTTGCTCCTCCCAATCCTTCGTGGCGGCAGTGGAGGTTAGGGGCTGCTTGACCGACGCCGTGGCCTGGGTGGGGGATGTGACGGCGGTGATCAGCACTTGCTTGCCGCCCAGGCGCATGCGGGTGCCCATATGGGCGGACTGGAACACATTGGCCGAGGCGGTCAGCGTGATGGTTCCGCTGGTGGCGCTGGGCGTCATCGTCACCGAATCATCGGCGAATTTGTGATGGGGCAGGTAAAGGACGCCATCCTCCTCGTAGAATGACCACTCCGCGATGGCCCAGGTACTGGCCCCGTTCCGGGTGATTTTGCGGGGCGGCACATCCGGGTGAGTCACCAACAGGGTGTCGGCGCTTTGGGTCCAGGCGATCTGGGGAATCTGGGTGCTGGTCCAAGGCGTATCCAGCCCGGACACATGAACATCGTCGGCATAGATGTCCAGATGCAGATGGGTCACCACCATCAGATAGGTCTGTTGGGTGTTGAATTCGAAGGCGATCAGCCGCCCCGCTCCCCGCGCGGTGTCCAAATGGCGCAGGCCAGCACGGCGGCTGACGCCGCCGGTGGGCGCGATCACCACATTGCGCAGGCGCTTGGCGCCATTGGCGAAGGCGGACAGATCGCCCCGCCCCATTAGGGCGAGATCCAGTTCCCCGGCGGTGAAGCTGGTCTTGTTGAGGGTGAGCAATCCGTTCACGACCGCACCTCGATCAGCGGGAAGTCGGTGATGGCGGGCGGCGTGTGCTGCTGGCCGTCGATCAGCTTGGCACGGCGGAACTCGTCCTCGGCCAGCCGGAACAGGAATTGGGCCCGCGCCGTGCTTTCCGTGATGGGAATGCAGAATTCGGCGGTCAGCCGCGCGATCAGCATCTGGTCGAAGAAGGGCGGAAACGCGCTTTCATCGGGCCGGAACACATGAGTCAGAATGACTTCATCCGCATCGCAGAGCAGGCGGCTGCCCGCGATGCGGTAGGTCAGGCCATGGCCCTGACCGCTAGGGCCGGCCGACAGCACGCGCAGGAAGTCGGCGGGCAACTGATAGGCATAGCCGTAATCGGCCAAGGGCTCGCTGGTCAGGCGGGGCAAGCTGGTCTGGGCGGTGGCGAAGCTCCAGGGATGGGAGGACAGTACCGCATCGCGCAGCGGCGGATACAGATTGGCGGCCACTTCGGATTCGGCGGTGCCTTCGTCGAAGCTGGCGATGGTGCTGGCGCCGATGCGCAGCAGCGCGCGCGAGCACAAGGCGATGGCGGACAAGGCCATGACGGTTCTCCTGATGATGAAATGGAGCGAAGCGACGAGCCCATTGAGGGCGCGCGCCACATGGCGCGGGAGCCAAGCCCACGGATGTGGGCGCCCGGCGTTCGAGGGCAAAAAAATAGGCTCTATCCAATCCCCGCCTCCGCAGCGGAAGGGGACGCGCGGAGGCGGGGCGGCGGCCAGCGCTGGGGCGGACAAGGCGAGGGGGGGCAACCTCGTCGGCGACGCGCCGGGGCCGAAGGGAAAGGGATCAATGAAAAGGGATGAAATCTCCCTTCTCCGTCATCACCGGGCTTGACCCGGTGATCCACGTGGTGCCGCCTTGGCGTCGGATGAGGGGCGGACCGGCGTGGATGCCCGGAACAAGTCCGGGCATGACGACGGAGGGGGACCGATATTCGGCGTTACCGGCTGTCGGCGCTGCCGATCTGGGTCATGTCGTTGACATCGACCACGCCGCCGGAATTGGCCGAGACCAGGAACAGGCCGCCTTTCAGGGTTCCGGCGGTATCCACATTGGCCACGATGATGTCGCCGACCCGCAGCATGGTCGAGGCGGCGTTGAAATAGCCGGTGGCATCGACGGTGGCGGCGGAATCGGCGGTGGTGAAGTGCCACAGCGTGAAGCCATTGGCATAGGCCAACACGCTGAGGTCCTTGGACTGATAAGCCATGGTGGCCTCCTTAGGATTCGAGGCAGCGCAGGGAGACGATGCCTTCGGCATCCACCAGCACACTGCCCTGCGACATGAAGTTGTTGATGAACCAGGCGGCGCGATCGCCCTGATAGGTGATCTCGGTCTTGACCTCGGCGCCGCAGGCATGGCCGATGGCGGTCTTGTGGTACCAGTAGCAGTAACGGACATTGCTGCTCTTGGTCAGGCCGGAATGCGGCATCCACAGGGTGCCCAGCCACTTCTTGGCCTGGGTGCCCTTCCACGGCAATTCGTCGCTGCCGATATAATCGGCATGGGCGAATTCGGTGATGTTCATCAAATCGGACCACTGCTTCCAGCCGACGATGGCATAGCGTTCGCCATCATCGGGGACTTCGGCATTGCCCAACATTTCGAAGGCCTCCAGCACCTTGGCCTTGGTCAGGCCGGTGGTGCCGTCCAGGGCGTAGTTGGTGGACTTATCCAACTCGGTGATGATCAGTTCATCGGTCTTGCGGCCCAGGGCATAGGCGCCGGCATTGGTCAGGACGGCGCGCTCGTCATGCTCGACCTTCAGGTCGTCCAGCTTATCCAGCCAGTCGCCGGCATAGTAATCGTACAGCTGGCAT